AGCACCATTTCCTCCGGCACAGCGCCCGAGGCCACGGTCTTGATCTCGTGGACGTTGTCGGTGTAGGTGATCTGCGGAAGGCTGTCGTTGTCGGTCAGTCCGAGGTCAACGTAGCCAGCTCCGAGGTTCACCTGGATCTTGGTTGGTCCTGCGACGAAAATTGCGGTAGCCATCAGCTTCTTCCTTTCAGGATTCGGGCGAGGCCTAGTCTAATCGACTTTCCGATCTCTCCCCATTCATCGTTGGTCGGAATCATAAACGGTCGCTTGGGGACGGTCACGCCCTGCCAAGCCATCACGAAGTCCTTGCCGCGCACCAATCCCTCCTTGGTCGGGTTGTTGCCCGTGGCGTGCGACCGCTTGCCCTTGCGCGTCAGCGGGATGTAGTTCGGGCCGCTGGTCTCAAACCCAAGTTCGTGGAAGATCGCGTGCAGCGGGCCGTACAGGATGATCGAAATGCCGTTGCCGCCCGTCTGCCCCTTGGCGTTCATCTCGCGCATCATCTGCCCGGTGTCGCGCAGGGGCTTCCCGCCAGCGCGGTAGGACTCGCCCATCACGAGGTACTCCGTGACCGAAGTGGGCTTCGCCACGGTCTTGCCGTTCTTCATCTTGCGCTGCCGCACCACGACCACCGTTCGCGTGGCCTTGATGGCCGCGGAGTCCTTCGGCTTGGTCGTGGTCCAGTATTCGCCCTTCACAGCCGCCAAGGGCTGCAATGCCGTTTCCCCGCCGCTTTCGTCCCGGCCGCGGCTCTTTGCAATGTGTTCCTTGGCGTAGCGTCCTACGAGGTTGGCGATGCCGTTGACCACCGCAGGGTCGCGCAGCGCCTTGGCAACGCGCTTGCCCCAATCGGAAGCCATTAGCCGCCCCGGTAGATGTTCGAGGCGCGAGGACGGAAGAACGCGCTGCTGCTCACGTTGTTGTACCAGGCGAGATTGTTGATCGGCACAACGGCCACCTCACACACCCCGGCATCGGCGGCCTTGGCAACCGCTCCGAAGATCATCTTGCCGTCCCGCAGCGCCTCGAGCATGGCACGGGCCTGGGTTACCCGCGCCTCCACGGCCGGGGTGATCTTCATGGCGCGGCGCTGGAACAGCATCTCGGTTGCAAGGTCCACCGTCAGCATCACGAGGAGGCCGTCATTGGCGGCCGCTAGCGTGTTCAGGTCGGTGTCCGTGTAGATGTTCCCCACGCGGGCATACGCCTGCACCACGCTGCTGGCGCGTTGCAGGATAGTGTCCACGAGACAGTTCGCGCCGGGGTTATTGCTGCCCGTATCGCTTGAGAGCTGCGCGATGATGTTGGCATCAAGCGATGACTCAAGTTCCGCATAGCCGGCGTACTGTGGCATGGTGTCCCCTTATGCGAACACGGGGGGGCAGGAATCGAAACTCCTGCCCCCCCATGACTGTGGCTAGCGAACGTCAGCTCGTGACATCAGCAACCAGCACGCCGGACACCGGGGCAACCAGTTCCGAGGTGCTGTTGTCGATCACGCGGCCTTCAATGCGACGATCACGCGGATCGTCCCAGTTCTCAACCGTCATGTCCTCGAAAGCGAAGATCTGACAGGTCGAGAACGAGGTGGAGCCTTCCACGCCAACCAGGCCACCCGGACGGCTCACGAACACGGCCGAGTTGCCGTAGACGAAGGAGCGGGTGGTGCTGGCAGCACCCTTGCGGGTGGTGACCTTCACGCTGTCATCGACCACGACCTGCACGCCGAACAGGTTCGGCGGGAGGCCGTACTTGGCGAACGTGTCATTACCCTGGAGGAAGGGCAGAGCGGCCGGGTAGTTCTTGACGTAGTCACGAACTTCGGTGGTCTGCGAGAGCAGATTGGCAACCGTGGGCGAGATAACGAGCATGATGTCGGTCTCACCACGCACCGCGCCGCCCGTGGCGAGCGAGATGCGCTGGAGAGCCGTCTGAATGCCCTTCTGAATCACGTTGGTGCTGGAGGTGGTCCATGCACCGCCCGAGATCGCCGTTCCGGTCGCGTAGTAGTTGCCAGCGGCGGTAAACGACGTAACCGCCGCGCTGCCCGTCAGAGCGGTCGCGGTACGCATGGAGCGAGCCGTCATGGCGAGCTGCGCCTTCGCACGAGCGTGCTGGGCGACAACGTCCCACGCGGCCTGCTTCACGGTCTCGTTCGGGATGTAGAACGGGTAGGCGTAGCGGGCAGCGGTGAACGACACGAAGTCGTGCTGGTTCATCTTGCCGACCGGGCGGTCATTGCCCAGGGGCCAAGCGAACTCGTTCACATCAGTCACGCGGACGTTGTCGTCCGAGTCAAGACGGAGGTAGTAGCCCGTCATCTGCTGGGTGGGAACGATCTGCGCGTACTTCGTGATGGGGAAGGTGTTCACCGCACGGGTGAATTCAACCTGGAGAGCGCCCGTTGCGAGGGCATTAGTGGAGGGGACGAACGTATTCAGTCCGCCACCGACGGTCACATAACTCATGGTAAGACCTCCTTAAGGTCAGGGAATCAGAGCGCCTTGGTGGCGGGGAGACGGTAAGCCCAAAAGATGGTGTCCACGGCTGCGGCTTCAAGAGCCACGAACAGGGGAGTGTTTCCGCTAGCAGCCGCGCCAGCGGTAACCGCTACGCCAGCAGTTCCGGCGATGAGGCCAAGACCAGCAGTAATCGCGGTTGACGGGCCGCACTTGAGCTGCACGCAGTTGGACGGCTGGAGGCTGATCGGGTCGCCCGAAGCCGCGTGGAGCGCGGAGTCGAAACGCTTGGTCGAACCGTCAGCAACGCCGACAACGTAATCACCAGCAGCGGTGGAAGCCACACCCGTAAATCCGGTGGTGGACATCTTCACGATGGCGTAGGGGTTGATGTCGCCGCCTGCGATGAGATTGGGGGAGAACTGAAGCATTTCTGTAGTGTCCTTCTGCGATTAACGCTTGATGCGGGAGTTGATGGCCTTGGCGAACTCTTCCGGCTTGCCGGCGAATTCCTTGACCAACTGGGAAATGTCGCCACCGCTGACGGTCTTCGGCATGGCCGCACGGCTCATGTCAATCTTCGCACCGATGGGATCACGGGAGAACAGGGAGCGCCACGACTCAAGCAGGGCAACCGGATCGCGGCTGGCCTGGAGCTGGGTCATCAGGTTGTCGCGCTGCGACTCGGGGATGCGGTAGCCATCCTGCTCGAGAATGTCGATCTCGCGGGAGAACTTTTCGCGGCGCACTTCGGCCTCGAGGCGCTCCATGCGGGACTTCAGACGGGCGTTCTCCGAACGCAGGGCGTAGGTCGAACGGGCAGCCACCACGGGCATGGCCTCTTCTTCCTCTTCTTCGTCAATCGAATCCGGCGCACCACCGTGCGAACCGATGTCGATGTGAACGCCGTCCTCGGCGTTCTCGTCCTTGTAGTCCATGTCTTCCATGTCCTCGGCGGACATTTCGTCCTTCTCGTCCTCGGACTCGTCCTCACCGAACTTCTTCTTCATCATGTCAGCGAGTTCGCCGATGGCGCACTTCATCGCCTCAAGCTCTTCTCGGTAATCGTTGGATGCCATTGAGGCTTCCTCCTTGGTGGTCGCCGGGACAAAGGTGTTGAGTCCGCCTCCGACCCCGGCGAGGTCGAAGTTTGACTTGGAACAAGTGATCTTCTTTCCCTCGCGGGCGAAGTGGGTATCGGGCAACGGCCGGCGCGGGGTCTCGCGGCCCAGCAGGGCCACTTCCGACAGGTGGTTCGATTCAGCCCAAATCTCTGCCGACCGACGCGGGAATGCGTTGGTTGCAATGAGGCTGTCGAAGATGGGCTTGTTCACCTCCATGTCTCCCACAATGTAACCGATGCCATTGCGTTCTTCGTAATTGATCGAAGGAATTCTGCCAACGGCGCTCTTCGGCTCGTCCCCGTTCTTCTCGTGCATGACCACGACCTGGGGGAATGAGCCACGCGCCATGTGGGCGCGGGTGGCACGGACGATGGACTTCAGGCGCTCGTTGTTGAACCGCTTCAGCTCCGGGTCGGACTCGCCATCGTCAATGGCCGGGTCAAACGCCATGAACAGCTCCACGCGCTCAATCTTGATCTTCTCGCCGTCATCCTGGACGCTGTGCGATGCCTTGCTATTCACGGTCTTGTCCTCCTTGCGGTCAAGTTCCTTGCTCTTGCGGTCGGCCCACGCCTTGCCGGCATCGCCGCCCCACAGAAGCCAAGCGATATACCCGGCAGAATCCTTGCCCCAACCCTCGCCCTTCTTGTCCACCTCGTGCCGAGCGAAGTAGGACACCATACGGCGCACGGTTTCGGGTGACAGGTTCGCCCGGTTCTTGATATCACGCGCCCGCGCTACGCCGATCTCCGTGCCACCCCTGCCATGCTTCTCCCGCAGCTCAAGGCCACGGGCAGCATTGGATGCCATTTCTTGGGATGGTTTCAAGTCAATATCCATACGCTTCTACCCATTCCTCCGCGTCCTCATCCCACCGCCACGGCCCACCGAGCGGCATTGGTACAGGCGCGTCCCATTGGCAAGTAGTTTCATTTAGTACCCAAGACAGGTACGGTTTTGGCGGTATGAAAGCGTTGCGAACCGAGTCGAACGTGTAGCCGATACCCGCAAAGTTCTTGCGGATCGTTGCGTTGTAACTGGTCTGCACCCATGTGCCGCCAAGCAGGTTAGCACACCAGGCCGCACCATTCGCTTCCTCTGAATTGGGAACGACAATGACGCGCTGGACAATGTTGCTTGCGTTGATTTCTGCAAAGTGTGCCATGACTTACCCCGTGTAGGTGAACGTGCCGGTAGTTGTGAACGTGTGGACGGTGTCTGATCCGACGGTGCTGACTGTTCCGCCTGTTCCCTTTTGTGTTCCCGCATATCGGATGATGACGATGCCGCTGCCGCCGTTGTTTGTGCTGTCGGTGAAGCCATCACCGCCACCGCCGCCGCCTGTGTTTGCGGTTCCTGAAACGGCATTAACTCCTGAATCGTTTCCACCTGCGCCGCCACCACCTGTACCACCAGCCCCATCGCCACCACTTCCGTAACCGCCACCACCACCGCCGCCGCCATAGGTCACGCTGCTTCCGCTGATTGAGTATGCGGAGCCGTTGCCGCCTAAACCTGCGGTTTCAGTTGCGCCGCCACCACTTGCATTTCCACCTACTGCGCCAGCACCACCGCCGCCGCCGCCTCTGCGATCATTGGAAGAACTTGTTCCAAGATTTCCGCGACCACCGGCGCTACCTTCACCGGAAACACCAGTTCCTCCATTCGATTGGTCACCCGTACTGAATGATGCTCCGCCGCCGCCACCGGAACCTCCGTTTGCGCCATTGGTTCCCGGAAAGGAATAGCGCCCACCACCGCCGCCGCCGGAACACGAAATCGAATCAAATTGCGAGCCGCTTCCCGAACTGCCATTGGTAGAACCAACGCCGCCAGCACCGCCGCCGCCGACGATGACCGTGTAGCTGCTAGTCGGAGTCAGAGTTACGCTGGCGTTATAACGAACACCACCAGCTCCGCCGCCGCCGCCAGCTGGGTTGCCACCACCGCCGCCGCCACCAGCAACAACTAATACCTCAGCAATATAAGGGCCGCCACCAGCGCGACCCATCAACTTGCTCGCAAGGGACGAGCCGCTGATGCGTGACATCCTTGGACGGTTGGCGCGATTCATCAGAGGGTGGACCAGAACGCGCCCATGTCGGGCGTGCCGCTGGACTTGAACTGGGCGGTGACGTACTGCGCGCCCGCCAGGTCGATCATGGCGTAGGCAGGCTCCACGTTTGCTCCAGCAGCCGTGGCCGGGGAATACAGGTTGCCTGACGGGGTTCCCGAGACCTGCGTGATGCCGCTGAAGGTACGGTGATTGGCCGTCCCGTCGATGGTGTAGTTCGGGACCGTGCCGCTCGTGAAGGTCAGCGTCAAATCCGCCACAACGGTCGGCACGTACCAAAAGGAAGAAACATTCACATTCGACCGCGTGTAGGTCACCCCGGTCGGCGTGCCCGCAGTCGTTGTAATCGCTGCACCGCCAAGCGTTGCCGAGAGCTGGAACGTGCTTGATCCGTTCGTGGCAATGATGTAGTACGTGGTCGGGTTTGAATACGCCGGAAGGGTGATTGTTCCCGAACCGCCAAATGTTCCGGCGATGGTCACGGATTGCCCGACCGCCAGGGTGGGGTTGGCGGTGCAGGTGAAGTTGCCGCTGGTATCCGCAATGGTCACGCCCAAGAGCGCGCCGCTCGTGTCCAGGTACTTGCGCCACCCAAGGAGGCGCATACCGATGGAAGTCTGCGCGGTGGTCGCCGACACCATGAACGGCATGACGTAGAGCAGCGAGGGGTTTTGCCCGTTGACCGATGCCGAGGTGTAGTCGAACAGCAGCCCGGTGGTGGGCGGGGTCTGAACGAGGGTCGCCCCGCCAGCGGTGTAGGTGGCCGGGACGGACGCGGCCGTCACCTTGCGGAAGTTGTTCTGTGCGGTGGTAATGTCCATATCAGAGTTCTCCTCGGCGCTTCATGTCGAGCGCAATGGCAACCGCCTGGTCCTGCGGCTTGCCTTCCTTGATGAGTGTGCGGACCTTGTCGCTGACGGCCTTGTCGGCCTTCTCCATGAGCTTGAGGCCGGCCTTGTCCTGCTCGGTCTCGCCAGCGTCATCCTTTCCGTAGGCCAGCGGCTTGCTGTCCACGGTGCAGTTCTTGACCTTTGGTTCTGACAGATTGAACTTGAGTTCTTCCGTGTCTTCCACGAATCCGGGAAGCTCGGCTGGACCGGATGGCCTCTTGGTGCGCTTTCGCGCACGTTCTTCGGCCTGCCGTGCCTTTACTCTATTTTCAACATCAGATCGGCGAGTTGAAGGCTTCGGGGCGGTTGGCTTCTTCTTTGAGCCACCGCCGCCAGCCTTGCCACCTTCCTTGCCGCAAGTGTTACCCGGCTTAAACCCGCCCGATCCACTTCCGCAACCGT